CTCCCTCCTTAATTCGTCCCGTCGCATGGTGCGACGAAGTCGGTTAAGGCCACCCACCTAGAACGAATTCTCGTTCTAGGCCTCTGCGGAATGCCTGATGACCATTTGGAAAATGGGTCAGGATCTTCAGTAAAATACTGAAGCAAAGCAGAGTCGTTTTCGATAGGGAGGCGTTGCTGGAGTCCTGTAAGGGACCCCACCCGCACCACATAACTCTGCAGGTCGTTATTACATAGGGTCTGATAACCCTCAAGATTAGCGCCGGCAAAAGATTTGAGACCGAAAACACCAGATCGCATAGATACCGTAGGGATTTTCATCCGAGACGGTATGGTCGACGCGAGTCGATCAGCTGCGGTGAGCAAGAACTTCTTGGTGAAGTTATTTGCACTTTCCACAGTACTCGCTAGCGATTCTGGCTTGCCATTGTTGAATATGCGCCAATACGCCGGGGTCACGTCGACCCCGCGGAAGGCATCAACGCCACAGGACTCTCTGAAGTTTCCACTCCAGAAGGACTTGCGGTCGTTGACCTTAAAGTCTAAGACTTTAAGAGCTTCAACAAATAGCTCCCGACATTCGACGGGGATGACTATGTCATCACCGAAGACGGCCACCTCCCCAGATAGACTTTCTACATTTTTCTTTGTTGGCCTAAGGCCACGTTGCGTAAGCACCGTAGCCACGGCGATACTCAGAAAAAGTAGACTCTCTACAGGGAAGGTGCAGGCGTTGCCCATGGTCGAGAATTTTCTCAACCGTATCTCTCGAGGTACCCTTTCGGTTACGTCTTGAGATACTACTGGGGACCGAGACGCTCTAAGGCAGTTTAGTAGTCTAGGATTGCTCCTAAACATCTGCCCGACAGCGTGACAGGTGACACGATCGCTAGCCTCCGATAAATCGACGGTAGCGACTGTGTTATCCCGTGACCCTTTCTTGCATAGCTCTTGGTTGAGCGTTTGATCGCGAAAGCGAACAAAACGATCAATCCAAGAAACCTTGCTTCGATCGCAAAAATAGTGCCAGATATTTTGTTGGCACCATTGATTTGCGCTCGGCTCCGCGGCAATTAGCCGAGGTTTCGAGTAGGTCTTGGGAACACACACCATCCGAGAGGGCAGCTCTTGTGAGCTGACTTCCGGCCTGGTCTGCAAACTGTCTACCCAACTGCAGTAATTGTGGAAACCACAATCAGCAATTGGGAACTCAGCCTCTAAAGTATCCGACCAGTTCGTCCAATAATATTTATTGGCTGGTCCGCGATATTCAGAGACAGCACCTGGACCGTGTCTGAACCTCCACTCGGATGGATCATATGATCCCAGAGTGGTGGTGACCAGGTTAGACACGAAGTCTAACCTAACCAGGAGAATCGACATAGCTTTGCGCAAATGCGCATCACTAGACTGTATCCTGCCTTGATAAAGCTCGGACTTAGCAAAACCCTTGTAAGGGAATTGTTTAGTACTTGCAATATCACGATTTGGAGCTCTGAAGTCAGTCTCTTTACAGAGAATTTGACTGTCAGCGGATTCGCCGTCCCGTTTCCGGGTCGGTTCATCAGTAACCAAATCAGGTAAGGAGTCACTATAACTTCTAGATGCTGCCTGCGAAGGTAGATCCGGAAGTATAGGACGGTCTTCAACTTGCCAGAACTCATCAAGTTCGGGAAGTTGAGTGTCGACCGTGTGGAAGTTAACGACTTCTTTTTCGTTAGCTTCCTCGGTGCAGCTGAGCTTTCCTTTTTTGAAGGCCAACGTGAGTTGGCGGACAAAGAGGATGGCCTCGACATTGCAATTCTCCTTCAGCGAACCTGAACTGTGAAAAATCTGTAAGTAGAGTCCCCGAAGAAACTTCGGAATCACTACTTTTTCGGAGCACCTCTTAGTTAGAGGAAGCCCTGAAAATCTGTACAGACCGTCTGACAAACACCGATCAAAGTGTTTGCCAATCGCAGGAAGGTCTTCGAGAAAAACTCGAATGCCTCTATGCGCCACAGTTCGTTGAAGACGGGAGAGATCTCTCTCAAACTCGTCTCCAAGGGTCGGGAATGCGTGGTAAGCATCCGTGAGGATGCCTTCCCACAAGTTCTGAAGTTCCCTGACATGGCAATTAGACATACTAAAGTTAAACCTTTAGAAATGTCCCATGCTGTCAGGACACACTCCCCAAACCGTGGCCATAGAGGTCTAATGCAGCAGGGTGACACCAAGTCGCCCATTTTCTACTCCTTTAGAGTAGGCTTCACTAGGACTCCCAGCCATTCAAGCTTGCCAGGAAGGCATTGGTACTGAGGATCATAAGATCCGCAATAGCATCTGCCAACGCTGTGGCGGTGTCGCCAGGCTTCGTTTCGATCACAAAGTAGAACTTTCGTTCATACTGAGGAACGCCCGCAGCCTCGAAGATGGTCTGCACAACTTCAAAGTTATGCCGATCAGCCTCGTAAGCGCGCCCATTATTCGCAGCAGCTTTGCTGTGGCGAATACGTGCGCGGTACTCATCAGTAGACGAACGCAAGAGATACTCCGAAGAGTAGGCATCTTGGTTAAGCTTAATGAGGACCTTGTCACCGCCGGCTTGAGGAAGGGTGAGTGTGTTGCCCAACATGGAACTTCTCCTGACGGAATGAGACACAGACGGCTAAGCAGCCTTCTGTGCCGCAAGAGCCGCCAGTATCGACCAGTGCCCTGCATTAAGCAAAGGCACTTTGGGAAAGGGAAATGGTACGACAGGAGAGCAAACGTAGCGCTCCTTTCGGGTCCAAACTGCGGATACTTGCTTGGTATCTAACCCAGCAAGTAGCCATGGATCTCCACTCCAATTAGACGTGTGAACATCAGTTCGCGACGTCCGCATGTAGCAGATATCCTTCCATGTGAGGCCTATTGTGTTGTTCGTAGCGGCGATTATATCGCCGGTATTCGCAAACCAATCGGCCAACCACGACCAAGGACAAAGTTCCCAGGCCGTAGCAAGTGCTTCATGAGTTGTAAACCCACTCGCTAGTTGACGTGCAAGCTTTTCGAGCTCGCCGTACCCTAGCTGAGGGAGTTTGGAACCAGGGGCTAATTGCCACCTTGAGGTTCCCCACGCTGTATGCGAGGAAGTGGCCCATGCAGTTGCCGACAGTCCACCGTAAGTCCGCGACTCCATAAAGTATGTCGCGGGATTATCGATGTGACCGTTGGTACTTTCACTGAGTTTGCACCATTTCCGGATCGTTCTACCTGTGCGAAGCTTCATCAACTCATTAACGCGGTGATGTACCGCCTTAGTAAAATTGAAGAGCTTGCGCAGATCGTTGATCATGGGCTTAACGGCCCACCTCCAAGAGAGGTAACCGTTAGCAACGTCTTTTAACAAAGACTTGCCGTAGCCCTGGACCAATCCAGGTAAGTCCTTGAGCTCTCCAACGAACGTCGGTACACTCACATGAGGTAACGACGGATTCGTTTTGGAGAGAATCTCCCACGCCATGTTGGAACGATCCAGCCCGGTCAAGGCTGCAAAGCCAACATTTCGTGGATCCCAGCCGGTAAACCTAGTTTGGATTGCAATGTTATTCCATTGCGCACCATTGTAGGGATTAACGGCTGTGATTTTCGGATAGTGTGTGAAAACTTCCTTGATCTGCAAGTCGCGAGGTTGAGTATAGAATCTATACCCAGTTTCGATAGACTTGGGACCAATTTCGTCATCACACGTTCTCAGAAGACCTTCTGTCGCACTCTCGTAGTAAGTCGTGGGGCCTATAGGTGACACATAAGTGCCAATATGGGCAACCCGCAAATCTTGACTACGTGAGCGTAGCGTCATAAGGTCGGACCTCCGTAGAACAATTCCCATAGGGAGACGAACGTCTTACGAGATCATGAGAGATCTCGGTGGGACCGGCAAAAAGCCG